TAAGCGCGTAAGAAGGGTGCATGGTGCTCCCTTTAATGGACTCCGGTCCTCAGACCGGAGTCCCCCACACTCGCTTGATGTCGACGGCGAATGGACGTCCAGAACGTTCTAGGTGGTCGACGCCAGTGACTGGCAAATCACTGTTGTCTCCCCGAAGGGAGGCGTACGTCAAGCACTTCAGCAAGGCAGCGTAGCCGTCCAGTCTATCGACTGGGGGCTCCGCCTTCACAACAACGCCCTTAACCACGGGGCGCTGAAGGTCGGAATCAAACCTAACGGGGTCCTCAAGACCCAAGAAGGAATGTCTGCCAAGCACCGGAGACCCTGGAAGGACATAAGGAAAGGGTATTAACCTCTCCAGACATCCATCCAGGAAGTGTGCGGCCCTCCACATGCCAGCATGATAAAGCTGGTTACGTGTACTAACCGTGGACACAATCCCGGAAACGTCCTTCTGTGATGTAGGTATTATGCTACGAAGGCGAACGATAGAAACATCGATACCGTCATAGTAGTCCCTACCACAAGATTCTCGGAATTTGCCATCTCCGAAACTCTTGTCACGGTTCACTTTCAGCCCGAAAGCTTCGAGTAACCCGATCACAGAGCGCATAAAGCGTGCGGGGATAATAATATCGTCCCCGTACGTACGCACCGTACCAAGATAGGAATAAATTTCCTTCTTGGTAATTTGGTGGCTGAGCTCTCTTTCAATCCCCAAAAAGACCAAGGTCATAAAGACCATGGACTCAAAAGGGAAGCAGAGAGCTGAACCCATAGACGCGAACTTGGCTAGGCGAATAACACCATGGCCAGGCACGTCAGCCTTCCGGGATCTGCAAGCATCAACAGCCGCAAATAAATGCGGATGGTTTTGCAGCAGATCCCGTACATGCTGATTAGAGACACGGTCAGATGCCTCACTCAAATCGAGTGTGGCGAGTTCTCCAGAAATGGAGCCCTCTCTGGCGAGTTCCTGGTTAAAAACCTGGGACTTCCAGCTGATCAACTTCGAGGGGAGGTTATGCCTCTCTAGGTTGCGCTCAAGAACGCCGAGTATGCCTTGCTGCATATATTGCATACAGGTAGGCTCGACGGCGATAATGCGCGGTGTCTTTAACGTTTTAGGTACGGTAATGACCCTAACGGGCGTTTCCGCGCCAGGTTCGCAGATCTCCACCGGGGGCAAGAGCTCATAAGAGATCTTGTCCGATGAGGTGAGGTGTTCCCAATGAGGGAACACGGCATCCAAACGTCGGGTCCACTTAAGCTGACGCCATTTCGCGTTTCCGCGAATTTTGTCAGCTGTGGCACCCGGGCCGTGCTTTGGAATGATCTCCCCATTAAAGATGTCTAAATCGACATCGGAGAGAAAATCAGCCCAAAGCAAACGCCCAATCCGGAGAAACGACTCATAAAGAGCCGGCTCAATGGGAGGAGCGTTGCGGAGATCTGACTCACACTGGAGGTACCCTGAAACAGCACGATCCACACGTGTTTTGGTACACGGTAGATTCATCTTTGCGAACATCAGTGTAAACTGACGCACCGCCCAGATGGAAGCCGTACAGGGATCCTCCAGCAACACACCGTTACACGGATCGAACACATTCCGAAGGAAACCTCCGAGAAATCGGGGGAGACCGCCTGAACGGGAAAATCCCATAAACAGGTCGTCGGAAACTCGCCCCTGGTCTAGACCTTTTTGGAGGTCTGCGCCAAAAGCGGGTAGGGCTATCGTCAAAAACGACAACCCCTCGTGTTCGTACCGACTCGTGACTGTTTTTAAGTCACGAGTGGTGCTTATGCAACACCAGTCCCCCAAATCTTGGAGGACCATTTGCAAGAACACAGTCAGGCTTTTCATCGTTTCCCCTTAAATGAGGTATGCGAATCCTTAGCCATGACTGAAGCTGACCCTAGAGGGTATCCAACCCCTTAAAGTCTGTTCTTCCCTGTCAAGCCAGAGGGAACTATTACTAGTTCTCTCCGCCCAGAAGCTGGGAAAGCTTGGCACCTGAGCTGTCGGTGAGCCACTTAGTGAGCCCATCGGCGTTCAGGAGCTGCTCGGCGGTTGTGAAACCGACGAGAGGAACGTCTACCACAAGGTAGGCGCTCATCGAGAAGAGCGAAGAGAGCCCGTCATTATACGGGTCCTCAGCGATCTTCTGGACGTTCAGCCGGGCAGTGCGTCTCGTCCTTTTCCCATAGAGGGAGGAGACGAGAAGTTGAGTGTTCCCGTCGGCGGATGTAAATCCACCGGAGGAGGCACCAAAGCTAGTTCGCGGAAGCGAAATAGCCACACTGTCAATAGTGACAGACTGCGGGTCAGCAAAAGCCATAGCGATGTCCTTGTCTTGAGTTGGGATGCACGGAATTTTGTTTCGTGCATGGTACACTTGCGATATCTTACGTCGCAGGTACACCGCAATGGTGACATGGTTGTCACCAGAGCACCTTCCAGGCCTTGGAAAGACCTAGGGCAGCGAGAATAGCCCATTGAGTATCAGAAAAACTCTCTGGGTTCTTCCCAAATCCGTAGGGTGATGCCTTGATACGTTCCTTCCTAACGGAAGTCCACGTATAATGGGGCGCGACCTCATAAAGAGGAGCGTCAAGTGTGACCTCGGTGGTGAATGTTTGTTTCGCCATCAAGTAGCCATACTTGATCACCAAGTTGTCCTCCTGGAATGCACTAAGGTTTTTAAGGTTAGTGCCTATGTTGTATCTCCAGTCGGCCAACCAACTCCATGGTGTCAAATCCCAGAGATCGGCCGGAGTTAGGTTAATACCTAACAAATGGTCGACTTCACCAGCCTTAGCAACTATGTAGTTGCTGGTCTGGTCCTCAGGAGCTAAGTAAGTATAAGCCCCTGAGAACCAAATCTCGGACACATAAGTGTTCGTGACGGTGCCTGGGTAAGAGCCGGGATACCACAAATTAAAATTCTCCGAGCCGGGCGGCCTCAACAAATTAAAATTGAGACCAGTCCGTTTCGAAGTAGTGGTAAGAACCGGAAATCTGTAACGCCTCCTGACAGGCTTTCCTGAGTCACGCTGGAACTGCCGGATTGATTTCCGAGCATGTATCACAGCGTTTATCAGTTCTTGCATGTCATCCTTAAACGGCTTCCAGCCGAACTCGAAGTTGAGATAACCATCCGCTAACTTCTTAATGAAGTTTTGCAAAGTGGTGTCACTCAACTTCATAAGGTCGGGAAAGAAGCTGTGTTGAAGAATCTGGCCGAAATCATCGGCCAGGGAAGCGTTCGGATGACTCGGGATCGTAGCGTTAATCGCGGCAGGGCCATAATATCCAAAGTCCGGGAAATCCCCGGGGTCCTCAGAGGTGTAGACACCGCCACGAATAATGGGAACCACTGGGCCCTCATAGAAGGCACCAGGAAAGCTCTCATTAGTCGCCCGTTCCTTAATCACACTAGACGTGATCCGTGTGGACCACGTGTTAAAAGTGTGACCCGAGTCAATAGTCTTGGATACCGTGTTAAGGTTCAAAGCATCTAGGTGTTTAAGCCAAGACACTTCATCTCCAAGACTACGAGGTCCGGAACTCAGAAGATCTGGGTCACCGGGCTTCGCCGACCTACCTGAGCGATAGCTATAGGTAGTTTGAGATCCTGCGAGTCCTGCAGTAACGTTCATGTCAAGCACTCCCTTCTCGTTGACTCCGTTTAAGGAGGACGACCAGGGCATCGTCGCTGGCTTAAAATCAAGCTGGCGACTTTGCGAGACATAACTGCCGGAATCGTAGGCCATGGAGTTCTACTCTTTCTAGAAAATGCAGCAAATTGGCCATCACCTTTTCCAGGGGTGATGGTTCACCTGCTACAAATAGTGAATGTCGTCGGGCGAAAGTGGTCCCGACGGCCGGCACTCATAAAATGCA